TGCTTTTGATGACAACACGGATATCACTAACGAAGGTGCTGAGTTCAAACAGAGCGACTTCGACCTGAAACTTCATACTGCTACGGTCCGTAAGATCACGGCTTATGTCATTGTGTCCGAAGAGATGCTTGACGATGTTGAGGGTCTTAATTCATATATCAGCTCAAGGCTTCCGAGCAAGCTGAAACTGAAGGAAGACTATCAGCTTCTTTACGGTGATGGTACAGGCACTAACCTTTCTGGTTTGACTGCCAACGCCACTGCTTATGTGGACGCACTCGCTGATACTGATGTAACAAGGATTGATATTCTTGTTGATGCCTTCCGTCAGGTTGCCGATGATGAGTACAGGGCTGCCTTCGCACTTATACACCCGACAGATGCCACGCTGATAAAGCTGACGAAAGATGACAACGGCAACTATATCCACCCGTGGATATTCATGCCTAACGGTCAGATAACACTTGACGGTGTACCTGTTATCGTCTCCACAGCTATCACGGCAGGGGACTTCCTTGTTGGTGACGGCAAGCTGGGAGCACAGGTCTTTGACCGCAAGCAGATGAGCCTTGAGATTACCGACAAGAATGAGGATAACTTCATCAAGGGTATGGTCACGGTGAGGATTCAGGAAAGGATCACTGTTGCTGTTTACAGGCCAAAAGCCTTCATTTACGGTACATTCTCAGCAGCACTGGCACAGGGTAGTGGTTCTTGATGCTAACATAGTGGTAATCGGTCTGAAGGCCCGGAAAGACAGATGGCAGAGATGCCGGAAGATCTTTGAGGATAATGGTATTGAGAAAGTGTACCATTATGGTACTGTTCAGAACTACGATGATCCGTATATGGGTTATATGACCGATTTCCTTAAAATGTTAAGGATGTTCCGTGGGGAGCATCTTATGTTCTTTGAAGATGATTTTGAACTGGTATCCGGATGGGAAGGGGTGTTAAGGAGTGCAGTGGAAGAACTGCCCAAAGAGTGGGATATGCTCTACCTCGGATCCAACCTGACACGTCCGGTAAGACAGGTGGGTAGAAACCTGGTTAAGATGGGGGGAGGGTGGCTTATGCACGCCACCCTCTTACACCCCAACTTCATAGAATATGTTTTAAAATATTACAACCCAAGGAATGTAAAGATAATAGATGAGTGGTATAGGGGGAAAGCTGAATATAGAAACTTTTATATGACCATGCCTATGGTAAGTTTTCAACGCAGGGATTATTCGGATTTCGTGGGGCAGTATGTTTACTACGACATATTTCAAAATAAATATTATACAACCGCTTATGATGCCTATGAAAATTTTAAACATAGTACACAACTACGTCCCGTTGCAGAACAGCGGAGCGGAGTGGATGCTGCATGAGATGAACCGATTCCTTGCAGAGAGAGGTCATGATGTAACGGTGCTTGTACCGGAGAGTACGATAAAGCCCTTCGACATGGAAGGTGTTCATGTTGAAAGAGACACCTACGGGGTGAGGAAGGAATATATCCTTTCTTCTGATGTGATAGTAAGCCACCTTGACCGCAGTGGAAAGGCTATCAATGCAGCAGAGTACTTCCACAAGCCATATATTCAGATAATACATAACACCAACCGTTACGGGATATTGTTTGTTAAACACCGCCCGATGAAAGAGGGGAGGTTTGTATATGTCATCTACAACTCATCATTTACTGAAGGACAGATGAAATATCCATGTCCGGGTATGATTGTTCACCCTCCCGTGGATGCCAAGAGGTACAAGGTGACAAAGAGAGGGGACAGGCTGACGCTTATAAACCTCTTCTGGAAGAAAGGCTCCTTGCAGTTCCAGCAGATAGCCAGAAGGCTTCCCGAGAAGAAGTTCCTTGGAGTGCAGGGGGGTTACGGCAAACAGGAGATGATGCCAATGAAGAATATAGAGTACTGGGATGTGCAGAACAATATGAAGAAGGTTTATGCCGAGACAAGGATTCTTTTGATGCCTTCCGTATATGAGAGCTATGGGCGCACAGCCGTAGAAGCCATGCTTAACGGTATTCCCGTGATAGCAGCTCCTACGCCGGGATTGAAAGAGTCACTGGGGGATGCTGGCATCTTTCGGGAAATAGATGATATAGATTCCTGGGTTGAGGCTATAAAGGAGCTTGATGACAAGAAGAAATACGAGGAGCAGAGCAGGAAATGCCTTGAGAGGTTCAAGAAGTTAAAAAGCCAGGAGAAAAGAGAGTTACTTGACATGGAGAAGTTTTATGAGAATATAATACTCGGCAAGATATAAAGAATAGAAGAATAGAAGAATAGAAGAATATGAGAAAAGGAGTCAGGAAGGTAGAGATCATTGAGTTAACAATCGACAATGAGAAGGTGTTAAGGAGGATGACTAAAGAGAAGAGATCCTATACCTCCATCCCGGAAGGCTGTGTTCGGGCTATTGTCCTGAAGGAGCATGAAGGGATGAGCGGGTTGCTTTTCGTAGGAGATATTGTTGATTTTCCTGAGAGACGGTTTAAGAGTCTCTGCAACAGGGGTGTGGTAGCGAGATATGAAGGTGATAACGGTACAACAGCAAGAAGATGAATGTAAGAATACATACAGATATAACAACCGAGCCGGTGAGTGCTACGGAGGCAAAGCTCTTTTGCAGGGTTACGGGCACAGAGGAGGATAGTCTTTTCACCATTCTTATCTCAGCAGCAAGAAGGGCTTTGGAACAATACACGGGTGCGAGCTTTGCACAGAAAACCCTCCATGTGACCTTTGATAAATTTGATAAATCGGATGATTACTATGAGCTTCCTTACGGGCCGATCATATCTGTTGATGCAGTGTATCTTATTGACTCGGAGGGTACGGAGTCGGCCCTCACCCTTAACAGCGATTATTATGTCTTTGGCGACCAGGATATAAAGGTAAGGGTATATAAGACATGGAGCAGTGGGTTGAGTTATCCTCAAAGCATAAGGATAGAGTATAAGGCAGGTTATGGTAATGCTGTTACCGAAACCCTTCCTGCGGAGCTGAAGCTGGCTATACTGAAGCAGATAGCCACAGATTATGAGATGAGAGAGAATATTGCCCCGGGCGGGATAACTGTTTTGGATAACGCTGCACGGAAGCTGGCAGCACCTTACAGGAGAAAACTATGGTTCTGATAGGTAAAAGAGATGCTTATATAAATATACAGACTGCCATAAGAACATCTGACGGTCAGGGGGGTGTTGTCACCACATGGGAAGACGGTGAAGACGATTGGGCAAGGGCTGTTTATCTTAATGGAAGCAAGACACTGGACGGTGCAGGGGTTAAATACCGCAAGGCTGTTGAGTTCACTATCAGGAACAGGAATCATGTGGACGAAGGTGACAGAATAAAGTGGGGGGATGACTATTTCACTATTCACAGCGTCCTGCCCTCTGAGAAGAATGATGACTTAAAGGTTTTGGCTTATGAGTAAGTTCATAAATATAAGTCTGCCACAATCACAGATAGCCAAATTCAAGAGATGGGCTGAAACTGTAAAGGATCAGAATGATGCCGATATAGGAAGGATAATAACAGCCGTTGCAATAGACATACAACGGTGGGCGATAATGTTTTCACCTGTAAAACGTGGGTTTTTAAGATCATCTATACGACCAAAATTTGCACCTGACAGAAAAACGGCATGGGTTTTTGCCAATAAGATATATGCGCCATATCAGGAGTTTGGAACAAGGGACAGGCAGATAATACCATCAGATGCGGGTAATTATGGAATAAACCCAAGACAATGGATGGTTGAGAGTTTAAAGAAAAGGACAAATGTAAGACCCAATCCCTTTATGTTACCTGCTTCCCGACTTGGAGCAAAGAAGCTATATGAGAGATTAAATAAATTAGGATTCCATGAAAGACCCGAGTGATAATATAAGGGACTGGTTGTATAACGTGATGCTTGGCACGATCACCTACGGAGGGGATTATATACCTGTCTATTCCTTCCCTCCCCGTGATGCTGCTATGCCTTATATCGTGATAGGTGAGCAGATGATGTCAGGAGAGGATGAGTCGACAAAAGATTCCTGGTTAACGCCACATGAGGTCACTATTGAGGTGTGGGATTCCTATACGGGTAATGACGGGAGCTATGTAAAAGTCAATTCTATTGCTAATGATATTCTTGAGCTTATCAGGACAAGGAGCCTGACGGTTACAGGCAGTGGAGGCGAAAGCATTGCAGGGATAACAGGATGGACGGTTGTAAGGCTGACGGCAGAGGCTATGCTGACAGACAGGTTTCTTTGGGATAACAACATAATTATTTATAAATCATTGAACATTAGATTATTATTGGAGGAAAGTTGAGATGGCAAAAATGAATGGTGTTAATATGCTGGTACTGGCGGATGGTACGGTGATAGGTGGGACCAAGTCCTTCACCTTGAACATAAACAGTGACCTTCCCGATGCTACCACGAAGGATGATGATGCGTGGGGGAATACCATCTACGGGGCGAAAGACTGGGATGTGACCTTTGACGGGTTGTTTGATCCTACTTCTACTTATGGAGTTGAGGAGATATACGATCTTATTGAAGGCGATACCACTGTCATCCTTGAGATGGCAGTTGTGGACGGCACAGGCGGAGGTCTGGTATTCCGGGGTTATGCTAACAGCACGGGACTTTCTCTGACAGCAGAGAACAATCAGCCTGTAAGTTATTCCGGAGGTTTCAAAGGAGCCGGTAAGCTGAACAAGGGTACAGTAGCTTCTTCGTAATGAATCCAATGTCAGGCTACATAGAGCTGAAGATGGGGGATATGAGCCTTCCCTTTAAGTTCGGAAGTAACGCTTACGGATTGTTTTGTGCTATGCACAATCTGGAGTTCTGGCAACTGTCAGAGTCAGGGGTATTCGGCAGGACGGATGATAAGGGAGAACTTATATCCATACCTGACTTTGGGAAGCTGCGGGATCTTTTCTTCTGTGCTCATCAATCGGCTATGAGGTCAAAGGGGGAGTCAGAGATGATTAACCTGTATGCCTTCGGGGATCTGCTGGATGAGACGGAAGGGGCTGTCACACGGCTCCAGGAGGCCATGATGAGTGCAAGGATGATGGGTTTTGAGCTTGGTTCTGTTACAGAAGTAAAAAAAAAGTAACATGGCGGGAGCTTCTGGAATATTGCTGCGGGGAAGTGGGGCTTACTCCTGCGGAGTTCTGGAATATGACCTTCACAGAGATAGAGCTGGCGTGCAAAGGCTACGAAACACGCATGGCAAGGATAAAGGAGGTTCCGAGGGTTATAGCTGCAATTCTTATGAACGTGAACAGGGAGAAGGGCAGACCGGCGATAAGACTTGAAGATGTCTTTCCGCTATATACCGACACAAAAGGCCGGGGGCCTAGGGAGTTGATGACAAAAGAAGAATATCTGGAAATGCTTGAATTAAGGAAGAAGATAAAATGGCAGACAACAGATTTGAAGCGAAGTTAGGATTAAACACAAGGGAGTTTGATTCCAAGCTAAGGGCTGCATCCGGGAGCATGGGGCAGTTTGCCAGTGCTGTCGGGCGTATAGGAGGAGTCCTTGCTGCTGCCTTCTCCGTGGCTGCCATAACGAAGTTCACGGCAGAGAGTATCAAGCTGGCAGCACAGGCTGAAGGTATCAAGGCAGCTTTCGACAAGCTGAACAACCCTAACCTCCTTGCGGATCTTCAGAGGGCAACAAGGGGCACAGTGGACAATATGACACTGATGCAAAAGGCTGTTCAGGCCAATAACTTCAAGATACCTCTTTCCCAACTGGCAACATATTTTGAGTTTGCCACCAAAAGGGCTATTGAGACAGGACAGAGTGTTGACTATCTTGAAGTTATTGGC